CAGCGACTGTTGCGCCCACTGCCGAGGCTGTCGGCGAGCGGCGTTACCTCACAGTGATGTTCTGCGATCTAGTGGGCTCGACCGGCATTTCCGCACAGCTCGATGCCGAGGAATGGCGCGATCTGGTCGGCGCTTATCTCGACGCCGCCTCGGCGGCGCTGACGGAGATGGGCGGCCACGTCACCAAGAAGCTGGGCGACGGGTTGATGGCCCTGTTCGGCTATCCGGTCGCGCACGAGAGCGACGCCGAGCGCGCGGCGCGGGCGGCACTCGCGATCCAGCGCGCGCTGGCCGAATTGAACCGCAAGAATGAAGGTATCGGCAAGCCAGTGCTGACCGCCCGCATTGGTCTCGAATCCGGGCCGGCAGTGCTCGATGCGACGGGCGAAATTTCAAAAATTGGAAGCGGCCACACTCTGACCGAGGATCGCTTCGAGCTGCGCTAGCGTGGCCAAATTACAGGCTTGGTATTAACATCAGGCGCGAAGTGGAGACTTCCCATGCCGCGTAAATCTGTGGCCTCGCTCAGCGTCGTTCCGCGCGTTCCCGGGAGGGGCCTTCCAGAGCCACCGGCTGATTTGGACGCGCTTGAGTCCCGCATCTGGCGTGAGGTGGTGGACGCGCTCCCTGGGCACTGGTTGGACACAGCTGGTCAGCTGATTCTCCGTCGTTTAGCCGCGCAGGCTGCAGTTTCAGAACGCCAGGAGGCACGCATGCGCCAGCTACGGGCGCAGGATGAGGACGATGATGAGGAGGCCGCCATTCTTGCCAGTCAGCACGGTGTCATGGCCAAGAACGTCGCGTACCTGCTGACCCAACTGCGTGCCACGCCGCGCGCACAGCTACGCTCGCGTGCGGCTGGCTCACGGGCGGAGCAGGCTCCTGAAGCTCGACCGTGGGAGATTCGGGCCGGTGCCTAGACACAAGCGCAAGCAGATCGCAGAGAACAAGGTCACCGCGGCTGATGTTATCGCGTTCATCGAGCGGACCTGTTTCATTCCCGAGGGCAAGTTCGTCGGGCAGAAGCTCAAGCTGTTCGATTGGCAGAAAGATCTGCTGCGGCTGATTTACGACAACCCGCATGGCACCCGGCGGGCGATTGTTAGCATGGGGAGAAAGGGCGGGAAGACCTCTTTGAGCGCTTGCCTTCTGCTTGCGCACCTGTGCGGCCCTCCGGCGCGGAACAAACCGAACAGCCAGCTTTACTCAGCCGCGCAAAGCCGCGACCAGGCGGCCATTATCTTTTCGTTGGCGGCGAAGATGGTCCGCCTGAATCCGGTGCTGGCGCGGGCTGTGACCATTCAGGAGACCGCAAAATCACTCATCTGTCCGGAGCTGGGGACGCGATATCGGGCTTTGAGCGCCGACGCCACCACGGCCTATGGGCTTTCTCCGCAGCTGGTCATTCACGACGAGCTTGGGCTCGTTCGCGGCCCGCGGTCGCCGTTGTTCGAAGCCTTGGAGACCGCAACCGGCGCGCAGGAGAACCCGCTCTCGATCATCATCTCGACGCAGGCGGCGACTGATGCCGATTTGCTGTCGGTGTTGATTGATGACGCGCTGGCCGGAAACGATCCGCACACGGTGGTCAAGCTGTATACCGCGCCGAAAGAGCTCGATCCGTTCGACGAGGCGACCATTCGCTTGGCCAATCCGGCCTTTGGGACGTTCTTGAACGCTAAGGAAGTGCTTGCCATGGCGAACGACGCCAAGCGCATGCCGGCTCGCCAGGCGGAATACGCGAACTTGATTTTGAACCAGCGAACCGAGGCGTCCTCACCCTTTGTGACGCCCGCGCTGTGGCAGGCTTGTAGCTGCGCGCCTTTCGACCTTACCGGCCGCAACGTGGTTGGCGGTCTCGACCTGTCGGAGACTCGCGATCTGACCGCACTCGTGCTGATCTGCAACGATATCCGCGATGCGACATGGCATGTACAGCCAACGTTCTGGCTGCCGAGCGAAGGACTTTACGACAAGGCGCGCTTGGATCGCATCCCCTACGACCTCTGGCGTGATCAAGGTTACTTGCAGACGACGCCGGGCGCGGCGGTGAGCTACGAATACGTTGCGCAACATTTGCGGCAGGTATTCGACCAACATCATGTCGCGAAGATCGGTTTCGACCGCTGGAATCTCCAGCATCTCAAGCCGTGGCTTCTTAATGCCGGCTTTTCCGAGCAGATGATCGCAGACAAGTTCGTTGGCTTTGGGCAGGGGTTCAAAGATATGAGCCCGGCGTTGCGCGATCTGGAAAGCATTCTTCTGGAGCGCAAGCTGCGCCACGGCGGCCATCCGGTGCTGAGCATGTGCGCCATGAACGCCGTGATTGATCGCGACCCGGCGGGCAATCGCAAGCTGTCGAAGAAGCGCGCAGCGGGGCGCATCGATGGCATGATTGCGCTCTTGATGGCGATCGGTGTGGCGCCAATGAAGACGGCGAAGTTCGATGTGGAAGCCTTGATAGGATAGAGGCGTTGATGGGTGGACAAGGCAGCGGCCCCCAACGCTCGGCGAATTCGCCTGATCGCGGACACCGCGATTGGTACCAGCTCGAGCGCTGGCGCAAATTAGCCAAGGCGCAATTGCGCCGCGAGCCGCTCTGTGCGCGGTGCTTGAACGCCGGGCGCGTCACGCCCGCGACGGTCGCTGATCATGTCGTTGCGCATGATGGCGACTGGAACAGATTTCTGCTCGGCAAACTGCAATGTCTTTGCGGGTCATGCCATTCCGGCGGCAAACAGTTTGAAGAGCTACACGGTTATTATCCCGATATCGGCATGGACGGCTTTCCGCTCGATCCGCGGCATCCGGTCTATCGCCGCCGCTAAATCTGGATGCGCTCGGGAAGAACGGCGGCGCTTGGCGCGTGCTGCCGAGCCGGCGCCGCTTTCCCGAAATGCGTTGGTGACGGACGAGATTAAGCGCGCGCTGTGGTCGGCATCGATGGTTAGGTGTTCCGGCGCGATCTTGCCCATTGGCGCCATTGTGAACCACTCACTTGGATTACGCCCCGCCGGAGACCTGGTTCATTTCCACGGTGTTGTAAAGGAGATCGTCTGCGCTGCCGGGCTGCGTGACGAACGGTCGTTCACGTCCTTCGGTCATGGTGGCTTTACCGAAAGCGCCGATGCCGACATGACTGATGCAGAGCTGCGGGCCGCTGGCCGACACCGCTCTGCCCGCCAGCTCCCGACATACGCCAAGCGGACACGCAAGCAGCTTATCTCGGTTGCTCTGAAAAGGCGCGCAGAGAGAAGAAAGGTCGCAGACTAGCACCGTCGCGATCCATTACCGAGATAGCATGATCGCTATCCTGTCCTCAATCTCCCGAGCTTGAGCGACCCCGGACCGGATCAATATATCCAGGCATTTCGAGAGATCTTCCTCGACTCCACGGAGAACTGCGGCCGAGCCTGAGTCGGTAGTGAAGGTTTGATCCAGCCAGTCGCAAACGCGAACGCCGAAGCCTTTCTCCGACCAGAAATTTGTATCGACGCCGTATGCGCCACACCAAGCTGCAGTCGCTTGCACAACATATGGCAGCAAGGACGCCTTAGGCGAGGACCGAATAAGATTCAGAAACAGGATTGCGATGTATCCTGAGGTCGGCGCCGACACGACCAGGCCGACAAGAGTTGGCATGTTGGGATCGAGGCCTTCCCAATCATGAGGAATGCTCGGATAACCGCTATTGGCGATCCGATGCGGTTGATAAAACATCGCGTTGAGCGCGTCGGCGGCGTGAGTCTCGCTGGTCGTACCTTTCTCGCGGCCAAGCCGCTTATAGTTCCAGCTCTTTCGAATGCGTTCGGCCAGCAGGTCATGAATGGCAACGGGATTTTCGGGTTTCTTGGTGTCTATGGCCTGTATGGCGCGATCAAAACCGCGCAGGAATTCGGCCATCGCGTCGTGAAACGCATCATCCTTGAACCTTGTGATTGGATCAACGAATTTGGCGACCGCCTCATGGTGCGGGAGCGCCACGCACAGGATTCCTAAGAAATCGAAGAAGTGGCTGTTCCAAGTATAGGGTCTGTTTTCCCTTTCGCGGTCATCGTCGCCGTGCGGACCATTGGCTTGACACGTCCAGCTCATGAGGTGGCCCGCGAGCGACACGACCCACGCCGGCAAATCTCCTAATGTGAAGGGAATGAGATAACGGACAAGAGCTCCGAGCGCGTGTTCATCAACGAATTGATTCGGCCGTCGATCATCCAAATCGTCCATCAACTTGGACCTCTCGGCCGCCAGGAATGCGAATCCCGCGTCGCGGTCGGGACAGCCATGATGGTAGCTCGGGCCAATCGGGTTCGGGCCCGGCGTCGTCAAGCCAATTCCGCTCCACGGCGATCGCGGCATT